ATCATCAGTAAGGGATTTTTCTATTGTAGATCAATTAGCTTCTCTACAAACAACACAATCATTTAATGAAGGTGATCAAATTACTTTTTTAGATGAAGGGTCAACTGCCAATTGTGGACTAAGAGAGGGTGCGCCATTTACTGTCAATAAGGTATATACTGCTGCGGCTGCAGTCGGAGGTGGGATAACAGGAGTATTAAACCTAGCTGATCAAGGAGCTGGTAATGCTTCAGGATTAGCTCTTAAAATTAATACTGCTTCTGCACATGGTTTAAAGAAAGGTCAAACAATTAGTTTAGCATCTTTAGGAAATAGTGAACTTAATGGAAATCAATCAGTATCAAAAGTAAATAGTACCACACAATTTGAAGTAATAGTAAATGCATCATTTACCATAGACTCTGATGTTACTGGTACAGTTACTCCTACTGCTGGTGTTTCATTTATGGTTACAAGTGCAAATGTTACTACACCAACTTTTCCTTTAGCTATAAGAGCATCTGATCCAGTATTTATAAAAAAGGCTTCAGAGGGATTAGGATATATACATATGCCTACTCCTGAGTTTGGTGTTTTACACCAAAGAAGATTGATAGTTCCATATCAATTTGACCCAGAGGATAGCAATAATTCAAGAAAGATATTTGATGAATTAATTGTATCAGATATATTAGATTCAGACACTTATGATAGAATATATGCTTCATTTAGATTTAATGCAGGTGCTAGTGATTTTACTGTAGGTGTTGTTTCATTTACAGAGGACTCAATATTGGTCTTTAATAAAAATAGCATATATAGAGTATCTAACACACTTAATCCTACTAATGCTACAACTCAACTTTTAACTAATGAGATTGGTTGTTTAGCTAGAAAAACCATCGCACAAGTTGGTAAAAATGTATTTTT